GAGGGTATTATCAGTAAAGGTGCTATCAATGGTAACAAATTGTTCAATTTTAATTCTTCAAAATTCACTCAAATCTATAATGATACTACCACTGCTATCAGTGAAAACATTATTGACTCCACCAACAACTCTTTTTTATACTTCACTAACACTGACAATTCCACTGCTATATCGGAAGCAGAAAGTGTTGAACAAATCAAAAATAATGTTCCCAAATACTTAAATTCTCAAATAAAATTAGTAACAGAAGATGATTACGATACTTTCTTGAATAAAGAGATATCAAATATTATTGCTTCAGTCAAAACTGTCAATAATAAAACATTCATTGATAGTTATATTGATTATTTTTACAAAATTTGTGTTGATCCCAATAAGTCGAATAGAGTGATTATAAACCAAGTAAATTTTGCAGATTCTTGTGATTTCAACAATGTGAATGTGTTTTGTGTTCCAAAATTCAATTTGAAAGATGACGGTGGGTATCCACCTTTTCTACCAAACAGTTTGAAAAACTTAATCATTGAAAAAACAAAAGACACAAAAATTTTAAGCCATGAAGTGGTTCCTCGTGATCCAGTTTATATCGCCTTCGATATTGGCTTTACTAACAGTATTGCAGACAAAAACATTTTGAATACAAGTAAATTGGAAATCGTTCGTAAAAACGACTCCAAAACAAATCCTGAAAATTTGAAAAAGAAAGTAGGTGATATTATCCTATCATTCTTCAATAGTTCCAATAATGTTTTGGGGCAAAAGTTGGATATATCATCGCTGACATCTGACATATTAAGCTTGGAAGGTGTTGCCAATGTAAGAACAATAAATGGTAATGAGATTTTCAATGGTATTTCATTTATATCATGGAATACTATTTACGAAGGTGTTGATGATCTAATTATCAATCAAACAACAACATTACCATTTTTCAAATTCCCATATTTCTTCAATCCTCAATCAATATATCAAAAAATTCTAATAGTAAATGAGTAATTATCAAGAATTCGATTTTAAGATCGTTGATTATAAAAACGAACAAGTTCTTAGTGCGTATGCTCTAAAGGAAACACCATTGACATTTACACCAAATGTTGAAAATTTGTTTTATATTAGAGTATTGTGGGATTTTGGCGATGGAACATATTCCACATCATTAACTTCTAAAAAATATTATGATAAGGCTGGAAAATACGATACCAATCTAACAATTTTTGATTGCTATTCAAACGCTATCATATCAAATACGATCAAAACAATTGATATCAAAGACTACTTGGTAAACACCTTCAAAATAGACTTTGAAGATGCGTCATATTATGACAATATCACATGGAAAAATGGGAAGATATCGGGACCTTTGATTGCTTCTGCAACCTACCCAAATAATATCACCCCTTCAAGCATATTCTATAGAATAAGTGGAAGTAACAGTGAGTATTATTTTCAAGATATTCCAGATAAGTTCAAACATTTGAGAAACACGTATTCGTTTTTTGATAAAATATACAATCAAACAAAAAAAGAATACGAATATGTTGAGATTGATAAAATTGAAATAGATACAATACCAGTATATGCTAAAATATCGAACAATAACATTATATTAACAGACTCTTCCGATGTGTTGGCGTTTTATGTTGGTTTATCGGGCAATAAAAAAGTCTATTTCAAAGACGATAGTGTCAACAAGTTGCAAATTGATCTCTTCTTTGATAGGAGGAACAATAATATATGGGATAATAATTTGAAAATTTCCCTTTCAGCTAATATTGCTGCAAATACCGATGTTGATAATTTCAGTATCACATCAAATGGTATGGATGGTGAATTTTATGCTAAAAATTCTTTCAATATAGATACGGAAAAATTTTCAAACGTTGATATTCCTTTTGTTATCAAAGTTAAAGATTTGGAACACTTTACGGTTAAGAATTTTCAACCTCTTTCTGCTTCAAACTTGGCATATACGGTATTATCCTCAAATGAGGTTGTTTCGTCTCAATATTACACAATATCCGCCAAAGACTCTTTCAATGGTGCATTGAGAAATACCATACGTTTCACCTCACCAAACAAAATAAATGATGTTAAAATCACAGTATCAGGATCAGTATCGTCAGTGCAAGGTAGCGTATATTCTTTAAATGGTGAGACTTCTTTGTTCGACGTTTATCCTCAAAATTTCTTAACAATTGAGAAAAAGAATGAGAGTTACGATGCTACGGAAATGTTTAAGGATTTACGATTCCAAGAATTTCTTTTGGATGATAGTATGCTGTTTGATGAGTTTATGGGGTCTATATTTGGAACATTAAGTTCTTCATATGATACTCTTGGTAAGAAAATATACGAAAAAATAACAAATTTTGTTCAAAACACACAAGATATTGATAGAAATGAGATATTTTCGTTAATCTCACAGATGAAGATGGTGAACGCACCAAATAATATATTTGAAGATAATTCTTTCACCTATCCAGAAAAAATTAAAAGAATTTTGGATCTTTTTTCCATCAGTAACAATAAATTGTTAGGCATTGAAAATAAATTTAAAGAAAATTTTGATTTGAGGGGGTATTCATCCAAGAGTGTATATGGCATTAATCTAGGAAACGGAATAAATACCGCGACTTATGTGGTTTCTGCTGGAACTCCTATTGTAGCACTGGAAAAATTCAGCAATAAATACTCGCTGTTAAATACAGAACAACCAGTTGAATACACAACCACTAATATCTACACGTTATCATCTTACAATCAAAATTGGGGATGGCCGTTAGTGTTACCAGACACGTTCCAATTCCAAGATATAGAAAAATACTACTTATTTTTCGAATTTGTCGATACTTTTGATAATACTTTGTATGATAACACCATAATCAAAGATAATACATTGTATGACATGTTATCTACGGAAAATGGTATTCTTAGAGATAGTAATAATGATCCAATTTTGGATGAAAATGGTGATTACATTTTTAGCGACTACATCACACCGCCTTACAAAGATTTTACGATGGGAATCGTATTACGCGATACGCTCTATCAATCATTATCTTTAGTTAAATAATAAAAATGGAGAACGTATTAAACATCACACTTCCCAAATCCATCACAAACCCAAGCGTCAATATTGTTGATGCTTTGGATTCAGCACAGCCATTTTCGTTCTTAGAATTTATAAAAATAATAGACGATAATTTCTCAGTTGATATTTTACAAAATGTTTATATCCAATATTTAAAAAAATGGAACAGGTTGAAAAATTTAAAGGAATCGGAAGATTCTTCGACTATCGTTGAGAGATATAGAGATTTTATAAGAGAAATAAATTTAAAATATTCCACAACAGAGGAGCAGAAATTCTTATCACAATTAGATTTCAATGATCCTTTGGATTTGGATTTGGCTATACCTTTTTACAGTAGAAAATTAACAGACATTGCTAATTACTACAATAAAAAGAGAGAAGAGACAAAGTATCAAGTCATAAAGAAAAAATTACTTGGCACTAATAATCTCTTAGCGCAAGAGATAAAAAATAATATCATAAATTATTTGGAAAATGTTGATAATGGTGAAATTTATTACAATATTGACCAAATTAAAGACAACATTGATGTTGATATTGATGAATTGTACGATTCCTATCCTCTGTATTTTAACCAGATTCCAAATGATAAAATTTATGATAATAAAGATTTGGATTATGGGTTGGATATATTTTTAAAAAGTAATTCCGATATTATTTCCGATGTATTTTCGAATATGACGAATTCGGAATTGGGTATCAAAGAAATAAATGATCTTTTAGACAATAAAAGAAGACTGACTGAAAAATACATCGGTAGTGATTTTTATTATTTGTCCACTGGCTCAACTACATCTAATTTTGTATCTGGTCTAGCTATACTGTCAGAAAAACCATCACAAAATTTTTTAAATATTGATTATCCTACTACTGCATCAACAGATAGGAAAATCTTAATTACAAAAGAAGATATAGGATATTTTAGACCCCAAAAAACGTCAATAATCAATATTGATGGGAAAACACTAAGCTTTTCATTCAATACTGAGAATTTACAGCCAAATACCATTTATTATTTCCCAGATCCATCTATAAGAGGGGATAATGGCGATGTCATTACGTTCATCAACGATGATGACTATGTTCGTAGAAATTTTTCTTCTGGTAAATCACAAATATTACCATCAAGTAAAAAAAACGACAGTAAATATTACGGATATATATCAAAAATTGAACCAAATTTTAATAAATATCTTGATAAATTACCAAATATAGGTTATTTACAAGATTCGAAACGTGATATTTACAACAATTTATTTGGATTATTTAAAGATGATAATAGCTTCACGAAAACTATTTCTACCTATGAATCTGCCCCAATATATTATCAAATACTGAACGGACATACTTTCTATGATTATCTTTATGGGGAAGGATTCGCTTTCAATTATTCAACCGTTGATAACTTATCTACATATGATTACACAAGTAGATCAGGATTGAGCACATTCACCAACGGTTTTTCCAGTATCAATCTGTATTATCAGATATGTGGTGGGACTTTCAGCAATAATCAATTTTACTATGAAAATGAATATCTTCCAAATTTTCAAACATTGGAAGGTTTGTTTATAATGAATGGTGATTCACCTTATATTGATGCTGCCTCTTCTGATTTGAGTTCTTTTGAATTGAGTGGTAATTTCTATTACTCAAGACTTATTGAAGGTGGAATTAACTCCTCTTCACCATTAAGACGAGCATTACTGGATTCCAGTTTTCCGACAATAACAGCGAACATGACTCGAAATATCTTTCCCAATGAATTAAGCACATTTATGATAGATGGTGCATCGTTTGGCAGTGATTATCCAGATTTTTCGCCGACCATATCTCAAATATACTACGATAATACGGTTTTGAAATCAAGTGAATACGTCTTATCATCTGCACCAGTTAAAAATCTCTATGACAGATTTAATTTGAATGGTAAATTGTATGTTAGGAACTCTTACACAATGGAGATTTCACCTTTCGAATCCGAATTGAGTTATCTAACAAGTGTTCTTCCATTATCGGTATATACCGAATCATTAAGTGCTGTTAAAAGATTTGATATTATTTCCGATATTCTCACAATAGAAACGGAAAACAACTTGATTATTACTAAATTGATTTTTGAAGATGGTAAATTTTTATCTCCAACCAAACAGACATATATTGTTCAGCATAATGGAAATATTTCGAATAGATATAGTAAAGACGGTAATATATATTTCACAACTATTAAACGTTTAACAAGTAATAATGTGGGTGCTGTATTGGTAAAACCTTCAATATTTGAATTTGACATGGTGAAGCATGTTTTATCGGAATATGACAATTATTCCATATCTCCAATAGAAGTGAATACCCCTTCAATATCCACATTTGAATCACCAACGTTGGCATATAATGCGAAAAATGATAAGTTCAGCACATCCTTTTTGATTAAAAATGCTCTGGGTGAATTTGTCATCGCTGAGTTGGATTTCAAAATGCGTCCTTTCGAAATAATCAATATTTCACAATACAATCAAAAATGAATACCGCATATTTATCATTATCTTCAAGTATCACCTCTATCACAAAGACAACACCTTTGGTGGTATTGGATGATATGACAACACTGAATGTTATTTTGACTGGTGTTTCGGAAAACTTTTTACCTTGTTTTTTGAAAATAAATTGGGGTGATAACGTTGAAGATTTTTTCGAAAATGATGTCATGTTGAATATTTTTACACCAATTAATAGGTATTCGAAAGTATTGGATACTGTATATAGTCATGTGTATTATCCCAGTATTTCTTCAACAAGTCTAAATTTATCAGCAAGTTTTTACGTATCTTATTGTAATGGTGATATTTCCACTTTCACCATTCCTATCAGTGTGGTCAATTACGATTACTCGGAAAGCATTGAAGATCTAACGTTAATAAACACTGTTAGCAAGTTTGATAAAAAAATACATCAATTTGTAACTAAAAATGGTGGGTATTTGATTGAGCTTGAAACACCATTCAATTAAATACTAATGTGGATACGTTTGTAAGTAAAATATCATCCTGCAAAGCTCGTGATTTCTCATATAGTGATGGGAATTTCGTGCTCAATAAATTTGAAAGATACTATAGTGGGGGGTATAAATTAAATTTTTACAACGCATTTGCCAACATTAGAGATGTCAAATATAAAAATTACAGTGTTTTCTATCTAACTGATGAGAGTAAGCTGTCCAACATAACTTCCAATGATATTACTATTATAAAATCGGAAAAATCTCTGACATTTTTAAATTTTGGAGATATTTATCTGGATTTTAAACCCAAAGATACTTTAAAATTGTC